GTAGACTCACCCCACCCGCCACCACATCGCCATCCGTCTGGTAGCTGCCTCCCTCCTGCCGCACATCCCCGCTGAACACTGCGCCATCACCGCCCTCGATGGCCATGCCGCCTTGCCCCGTTAGCTGCTGGCGCACCAACAGCTGGCCGGTAAACTCCGCCTGCGGGCTGTCGAAACGCATGCCTTCGGTGGCGGTGAGGGTAAAGGTTTTGGTGGTGCCTGCTATCTGGCCGTCTTTAAATACAAAGGTATCGCCAAAGGCGTTAAACACCGCTGTTTCGCCGGGGGCCAGGCCTTGCACGCGGAACTGGCCGTTTTCGGTGGCGATGATGATGCCGTGGCTGGTCTTGCCACCCAGCGGCAGCACGATGACGGCGGTACCGGGCGGCGGGTTGCTGCTAAAGCCAAACTGCTGGAACAGCTCCAGGTCGGGCAAAGGCTCGTCGGCCAAGCCCTCCACCTGGGCCAGCTGGCTGCCGGCTCCGTTGCTGGTGAGGCCCAGCACACCCCGGAAAGCCTGGCGGATACCGGCCAGGGCGCGGCTGATGCGGCGGTCGATGTCCGGAGTCATGGCTTGCCTTTGCTTGGATTGGGCGGGCCAACATCCACCGCCACCAGGGTTTCGCTGGCGCTGCTGTTCTTGCCCTTGCGATGGCTGCGCTTATGAGGATGGGCATCCAGCACCCAGGCCCCGTCTTCTTTCAGGGTGAGCAGGGTGTGGCTGGGGCGGCCACGGCCGCCGCTGAAGCGCCGCGCCATCAGGAAGTAAATGCCGTTGATGTCGTGTGGCTCGCTCAGCAGATGCAGGCGCTGGCCCGGTATCCACAGCAGGCCGTCGCTGCTGCGGTGGCCTTTTACTGTGGCTTGTAGCGTCAGCCCCTGCAGGCGCGAGTCCGACAGCAGCTTGCGTGCCCGGGCGCGGGCAGCGGCCAGGCTGTCGGCATCGTGGTCGATGACAATGCGTGGGCGGTACACGCTGACGCTGCTGTCGCGCTCCACCACCTTGATGGCGTGGCGACCGGCCTGCAGCGCACTGCCGTGTGACTGGCCCAGTACGGTGACGTCCGAATAACGCCCGGCCATGCTGCGCACCCGGTGCAGGCGCTCAACATTATTGCCCTGGCCATCGCGGCGCAGGATCAGGCTGGCCACTGGGGGCCGCTGGTAGTCCGGCCCTCCGATCACCAGCGTGCCATCCGGTTCAAACCACGGCCACAGGCCATTGGCTTCTGCCGCATTGCGTAGCGTGTCCCAGGCGCTGTCGCCGGGTTCAACACTGACTTTCTCGCGGGTGACGGTGCGGGCGGCGTCGATGCGGATCTTGTTCAAGCCCAGCGGCCGCACCACATCGGCGACGATTTCCGCCAGTGTGGCCTGGCGGCGGGTGAAGATGGGAGAGGAGCAATCCACTAGCACCGCCGCGCCATCGCGGCCGCGCAGGGTGAGTGTGTGCGTGCCGTGCTCTATCGGGTCTTCGATGTCGTCAATTTGCCCGGTCAGCACCAGGTCGCGGCCGATGCGCAGCTGTACTGCAGCACCTTCCTGCAGGGCTGGCGGCAGGCGGCCATCCGGCAAGCCCAGCTGCAGCTGCCAGGCATCGGCCGGGGTGAGCAGGTCGGAGTCGATCTCGTAGCTGCTCCAGCTTTGATGGACTTTGCCAGCCAGCAGCAGGCTGACGATGTGGTCGGCAGGCACGGCGTTAGCGGGCGTAGGCATGGAGCAGGTCTCCGGCTTGCAGGTGGTTGGGGTTGCGCAGCGTGGGGTTGAGGCGGGCCAGCTCGGCGGCGCGGCGGTAATCGCCATACCAGGCAAAGGCCTGCAGATGCAGATTGCCGTCCTGTTCCACCCGGCGCTGGATTAGCGGCGGGGCCAGCGCGATGACAGCGCGGGCGGCTTCCTGCACCGCCAGCGCAGTGTCTTTTAACGCCGCTATCACCGGACGCGCCTGTTCCAGCGGGTAGGCCGCCTGATGGCTGTCGATGCTGGTCTGCAGCAGTTGGCGCACATCGTTGGCGATGGTTTCCAGCTGCGGCGGGGTGAGCGTGGGCTGTTCGGCCTGGTCGGCCAGCAGGTCACTGGCGGTGCTGGCCAGCGTGCTGGCGGCCACGGCTTGCACCAGGGCGGCGAGCTGGGCCACATCCTGTGGGCGCGGTGGCAGGGTCGGGGCCGGGATGGGCTGACCCTCCGCAACAGACGGAAAGTCACCGAGCGGATCTGCCGGCCGCGATAGCTGCACAGGCAGCAGCACGATGCGATCCAGCTGCCGGGCCAGGCTGTTCCAGTCGCTGGCGATGGTGTCGGTATCGAAGCCGCGCAGATCCACCAGCCCATCCAGCAGCCCCACCAGCTCCGCCGCAAAGGCGCGTGGACTGTCCAGCAGGCTGGCCCCGGCGACCAGGCCATGCAGCTGGCTGCGCACGGCCGCCAGCGTGCCGGTCATCACTGCACCCAGCGCTTGCAGCGGGGCCAGATTGCCTTGCCACTGTTTCAGCTGGGACAGCGCCTGATCGAACACCGCAATGCCGGCCTGGCGTGCGGTATCGGCCTGCAAGGCCAGGCTTTGCGCCTGCTGTGCCGGCAGCTGCTGCACAAAAAAGGGCTGGCTCGGCGTGGCTTCCTTGAAGGCCAGCTCTACCGTGCAGTAATCCACGTCCTCGGCCGAGTGGCGCACGACATGGCGCAGCAGCTGCATGCGCGCCATGCTGCCGAATACCGGGTGAATCAGCTCGCCATGGCCGGGTTCATCCAGCATGGCCAGAAAAGCCTGCAAGCGGCTGTCGTAATCATCGCCAAAAAACACCGCCGTCAGCCGTAGCTGGCGTGCCTTGCGGCCCAGGTCCTCCACGTCCTCGCCATCCATATAAGGGTAGGCATGGCTGGCGGTGTCGCGCTCGGCCTCATCCTCGGTCTGCAGGCAGTCAAACACCAGGCCACGAAAGCTGGCGTCCAGCAGATTATCTTTCCAGGACATCAGTTTCTCCTCCATTCCAGCTTATTGGCCTGGTTAACAGCGGCCACGATATTGCCGTTCTGCACGTCCACCGTGACATGCAGCGGAATGGGCTGCTGGCTGGCCTGCTGTATCTTGTCGGCGGCCAGGTTAAAGCGGGTGGAGGAGTCCATGACAGATTGCAGCAGGGCCAGCGGTGGCGCAGGAGCCGGGGCATTCACGCCGGCCTGCGGAATGGGTGCGCCGGGGTCGGGTGCGTTGCGTTTGATGGGCTGAGCCGGAAACAGCTGTTCCCGCACGGCGGCAAACAGGGCTGGGGCTGGCAGATTAAAAGAGGCATTCCACCAGTCACCTTTTTTGACATCTTCGCGGCCCTGTTTTTCGTTGGTGTCTGGCACCATGGAAAACAGCGTTCCTCCCACCAGGCCGGCCAGACCCAGACGCCCCAGCCAGCCCTTACCGGCATTGCGAGCGATGGTGGCTCCACTACCGCCACCGGGCAGTCCAGGCATCCCGCCCTTGCCGATCAGCGCCAGCGGAATGGCGGCGGCTGCGGCGGCGGCCGCCAGGGCAGCAGTAGCCGTGCCTGCAGCAACCAGCGCAGCGGTCAGGCCGGGGTATTCCTGGGCGTACTCCACCAGCTTGCTGGCGGCGTCGCCCAGTGCACCGTTCAATCCCTCCATGGCTTTTTGCGTGGCAATGGCGCGCTCATTCGCCAGCTGCTCGGCCTTGAAAGCCGGGGTGTCGGCAATCAGCTGATAGTTGGCCTGACCCGTCCCTTTGGCATTGGGCAAGGCGGTTTCGATGTCCTGCATGTATTTGCGGTTGTTCATGATGGCCACCAGAGCCATCAGCGCCTGGCGGTCCTGGATCAGCTTGCCAATGGCCGAGCCCTGCAGGATGTCGCCCTGTGATTCCAGCAAGGCGCGGCGCTCGTCCTTGTTGTCGGTGTGCTTGAGTTTGTCCTGGATGGTCTGGTAGCGCTTGTCGCCGCCAATCACTTTTTCGGTCAGGCCAACAAAGCTGTCCAGCGAGTCCATGCCTTTTTCGCGGCCACGCGCCAGGGTGGCGGGCAGATCTATGCCTTGTTCACCTCGGCGCTTTTCGCGGAAGGTGGCCGCGCTGATTTTGGCGGCATCGCGGGCGGTGTCCTGGCTGTTGATCTTGGTGAGCAGGTTCACCAGGTTGTTGCCGGCCTCATCCTTGCTGCCGGCGGTAATCACGGCAGCCTGGTTGGCCGCCAGTAGCTTGGCCATGCCCGGCATACCGTTAATGCCGCTGAGCTTGGCGGCCGCCATTTGCTGCGGCAGCCATTTGGCCATGTCTTTCAGTTCAAAGCCGCCTTTCTGGCCGGCCATGATGGCCTGGTCTAGCAGGAGGGGGACTTCTTGTGGCTTGATGCCCATGGTCTGCATGGCACGGATGGCGATATTGCCCAGCTCTTTGGGGTCGGCTCCGGTGCCGGTGGCCATTTTTTGCAGGGTGGGAAGCAAGCTGCTGGCCGTCTTGATATCCATGGCCCCGGAGGCAATCAGGTTGTCCAGGGTGTCGGCGGCTTCTTCGCGGGTGCCACCTCCATGACGCACGGCGGTGTTGATGGTTTTATCCAGCTCGACCATGCCTTGCTTGCGGCCGGACAGATTGCGTTCGGCATAGGCGGTATTGGCCATCATCGCCAGGCGGCGCTCATAGCCCATGGTCTGTTTCACCGGGCCGGACAAGACCCGCGCACCGACGGCCACCCCGGCGGCCACTGCGGCCAAGCCCTTGGCCCCGGCAATCAGCTTGCCTTGCTGCCGTATCACGCCCCCCATTTCCTGACGCAGTGTTCTGACCTTATCGCGCATAGCATCGTAGGCCCGGGCCTGTTCGCGGGCGGACAGGGTGCCACTGCGATTTAGCCGCTGGTAGGCAGCTTCGGTCTGGGCAATTTCGCGCTGGATGGTGCGCTCGGCGCGGACGCCCAGGGTTTCGCGGGCACTGGCCATGCGCTGGCTTTCCCGCGACAGGCCCACCACCGCCCGTTCGGCGCGCTGGCTTTCCTGGCTGACGGTCTGCAAGGCGCGGCCCACGGTGCGCGACATGTCGTCGCGGGCCTTGAGCGTTAACGCCAGTTCCATGTTGCGGCTCATTTAACGGGTTTCCTGCGCAGGGAGGTGATGCGTTGCGTCTGCTCCCGGCTGCCGGGCTTGTGGCCATGCAGCCGGGCCAGTGCGGCCAGATAGCCGTCCAGCTGGGCCTGGTTCAGCTGGCGGATGGCGGATTCGCTGATGCCGTAGCGGCCGAGGGCAAGGACGGTGAGTCGGTAGCCGGCAAGCTGCTGTTCGGCCGCCTGCGCTTTTTTTTGAGCGCGTCACGGGCGGTGGCCAGGGTGTCGAAGTCGTCATCCACCAGCCGGCTGAGCAGCGCAAAATCCAGCTGCTCGGCCGGGATGTCGCCCAGGCTCACCAGGCAGCTGGCCATCATCGCGGTGTTGATGCGGATATTGGAGGCCACGCCGTGGTTCTCGATGGCGGCAATATTGTCACCGATGGTGGGCAGGCGCATGGCGAAGTCGTAATGCAGCTGGCCAGAGCCTTCTGGCCATTCCACGCCGTACAGCAGTTGTCCGGGTTCGGTCATCATCATTCTTCCACCTTGCGTAGTGCCTGCAGCTTGATGTCCCGGCGGGCTTCGTTATCGACACTGTATTTTTCGCCCACTTCGGTACTGAAGCAGTCCAGGTAACTGGTGCGCTTGCCGCCCGGGCTGAGCGGGTAGATGGTGAGTTTTTCGCCCTCGATGCCGTCCCAGTCCAGGTCTCCGGTCAGCGGGATGGCCACGGTGGCAGCCAGGTCGAATTCGGCAATGCCCTTGGCAAAGCCCTTGGCGCGGCCGGTCTTGTTCATGGTCTTCACCAGCTTGCGGCCGGTCTTGCCGGTGACGGACAGGTCGATGACTTCCACTTCCTGACCATTCACTTCAAGCACGATGGCCCCGGCGTATTCTTCGAGCATGGTGTGCTCCTGGTGGTGGCAGCGGCCTCCGGACTCGCTACCTTGGTTAAACAGGTAAAAACGTTGTCACCAGGCGCGCTGCCGCAGACAGTACAAGGAGTACGGCAAGGCAGCGCAACGCCGTGACAGCGCTTTTACGGCGGCTACAGCAGCAGGTCGATGCGGCCGGCGATGACATGCAAGCCATTCACCACATCGGCCGGAATCTTGACGCACAGCCAGCCCACGTTCTGCAGGTCGCGCTCTACCAGCACGCCGTCCTTGTTGGCATCGACCGCCTCCAGGATTTCCAGCTCCTCCAGCTTGTAGAGCACATCGAGGATTTCGCTGCGTACCTTGTCCGGGGTGCGGGTCGACAGCTTGTCGCGGGGAAAGCGCAAACTGACTCGCTCACGGCAGGCGCGGCGCACATAATCCAGCGTGCGCATGGTGGTGATGTCCAGCAGTGATTCGTCTTCCACGCCTTGCGGGTCGCGGGTGTAGCTGCTGATGGCGCGCACGATCTGCACCCGGCCACCGGGACCGACTTCCAGCGGTGTCAGGCCGTTGTACAGGGCGTTTTCCTGCTCGGTGCGCATGGTCTGGTCGGCAATGGCCGGTACATCCAGCCCCTTGATTTCCAGGGTGTTCAGCGGGCGGGCCGGATCTTCCTCGCTGGCCAGCACGGCGGCGTAGCCGGCAGCAATCTCGCAAGGCAGCTTGTTCGACCCTCGGTGCCAGGCCATGCTGATGCGGCCGCTATTGCTCTGTGCCATCAGTGCGGTGCCGGTGGCCAGGCTGCCTGGCCAGCCGGCAGTGGCAATGGCACCGCGCTGTTCCATGGCCCCGGAGACAAACTCCAGATGCTGGCGCAGCTGT